GGTTCTGGTCCCAGATAGCAAGCATTGCCCGCTTACGGTCACGAGCCAACTGCATGGAACGGTCTTGTCCTTCACGCATAGCAGGGAAATAAGGTGACGGCATTGTTGATGCGACACGCATACTCATCTGGTCAAGACCCTGTACCAAAAGGTTTGCTACTGAAGACTTAGTATTGCGGTCCAATTCGTTCAAAGGGACAACAACATCACCGTTGGCAAGTTGACGTACTTGACGCATCTGGCTGAGAATAGGACCTTGGGCAGTAACACGCTCTCGGTATAGGTCAACTATTTCTTCAACTGTTCTCATACTGACCTTTTAGTGTAACGCAAACATGACAAGGCTAACACATTACAACCATGATGGTCGCCACTGGCGGGGCGGCAACTTTGCTTGTGACAAGTTAGGGATGTTTAAGACTGCCATCCACATAGACATCACAATGTCTGTACCTGATTTCTTATCTCTGGTCCACTTTGTTAGTTCTTCTACAGCAGCGAGGGTCTTCCAGTTGCCACGCATATGAGGCAGACGGATAGCACCTGTGCGGAATACCTGTGGAAGTAAGGCTTCAACACCCATCTTTTCGTCCAGTTTATTACGGCTCGTGGTGTGTGGAACAACGTTTACGCTACGGCTGGACTGCCATTTGCGTACAAAGTCGTGCGCTAAAAGGAATCTTTGGGCTGCGTTAATCTCCACAACCCAATGTGAGATGGGGTATCCCATGCGGAGGGACCGTTCTTGCCAGTCATCCATGATTCCTGAGTATTCACCTGTGGTGGTGTTGTATCCAAGGAGGTCTTCGGCTGTAAGTTTGCAGCGTTCAATGTCAATAACGTGGTACAGGTTGGTTTCTGGCTGGTACAGAATCCAAGTTAACGCCCAGAACATTGTGGGGCTGGGGTCAACCGCCACAATAGACAGGACAGGTGGGGCTAAACCTGGGGGTATCTCGCCATGTCCACGTTCATGGTCAATACATCCCTGATATTGGACACCATCTTCGCCCATACCGCCATGAATCCACGTTTTATTAATCAGATATGCGTCTAGGTCTAGTTCGCCTTGTTGATATACCACTTCAAATACGTCTGGTTTGTTGTATCTGATAAATGACAGGTCTTTCCAGGGTAGACGTTTGGGGTCTAGGAGGGGACCTTCGGGATATGCGGGGGCATCAAAGCGTCGGGACTCTTTCCCTGTGTCTAACTCTGGATAGTACGCCTGATAAATAATATGTTTGTACTTTTGTGATTTCAATGGTTCCATTGAGTTCACTTGTTCAGGGGTTGTTATGTCCGACCCGTCATAATCTTCATCATCCAAGTCGTAAGTAACTTTGGAGAGACAATGTGCGTATAGGTCGCCTGGTCCGAGGCGCTGTCCAACAACCGCCAGTAGCCCACCTGGGTCGCAACGTGCTTCTGCCACGTTGTCCCATCTTTCAAGAAGTTTATCTCTGGCGACAGATTCACGGGCGTTATCAGGTGAAGCCACGTCGTCAAATAGGCAGAGGTCGGCACGATGTCCGATGAATTCTGCTTCAATACCGTAAGCACGAACAGTCGGTTCTTTGTTGTCAAGTCCATTCCCATCTAGTTGTTCCACTACGAACTCGTCTGCTCGCCACAATGCACCCTTGTCGGTTGGTTTGAACCTACCGTAGTCAATGGACAGGCATCCTTGTGCGTCTTGTGCCAGTCCCTTTTTAACTAGTTGGGGGTCTGGTTGGATTGGCATAGGACGTTCTAGTGTTTCACGGATACGGCGGGAGTACAACTTCGCCATGTTCTGAGATACAGAACCAATCATGATACGAATCTTGCGGTCACGAACAATTGCCCACACCGCTACATCGTGGAACAGAGTGGACTTGCCCGCACCAGGGGGGACGTTTACTACGACGAATTCTTTTTCTTCGGACTCTAAGAGTTGTACTAGTTCTAGTGCGGCATCTACTTGCCAGGGGGAGGGGACACGTCCGAGGTAGTACTCACGGAAGAACGCAAAGTCGTCACGACCACGGCGGGCTTCCTCGCATAGTCGGTCTTCAGGTACAGCAGAGGGTAAATCAATAGCGTCCATAAACGAGTTGTATTCGTCTCGTTGCGCTCCACCCTCGTTGCGTTTTACCTTAGATGCTTTTGCGTCTGTTTCTTTGCGGAGAGCCTCAGCCGCTTTTGCTTTCGCCACCCACTTAGACCCAGTATTAACATGGATGCCAGCAGTACGTGAGGCTTGGGTTATTGTTTGTCCAGCAGTTATTGCTGCAAAGAATTTGGCTTTATCCGCAGGGGATACAGTTCGTTTTGTTCCCATACGGGTTTACCACTTAACTTTGTCAGCCCAGTATGCGGCAGACATTTTTCCTTTGGATATGTTACCAGCGTGGCGGGCTTTAAACGCTTTGTTACGTGCCGAACCTTCTGGTGAACCTTTTACACCTTGCTGACCAAAACGAATAGTTTTAATCTGGTCGCCAACTTTGGCTACAACAACGTGTGACTTCGTTGGGTGACTGGGTGTTGCTTTTGGTTTGTTGAAACCTGTGACACCTGCTCGTTTAAGACGAGGGTCTTGCGGCATTACTTCTTCTTTTTCTTCTTAGCCAGTTCTTCTTGCTTTGCCCCAACCATTTTTCCACCTTGGTTCATACCACGAGGCTGAGAAGAATACCTTGCTCTGTCGGCATCAGTAACAAATGGAAGAGGGTAAAGAACATTTTCTTTTTTACCTGCACCGAATCCTGAGTTACCACTCTTGTCGGTACGTGCCATCTTTTTCTTGTCTGCTTCTTCCTTCATGCGGAAGTCTGCTGCTGATGGGGTTTTCTTTTTTGCTGCCATGTTGCAAGAGTAACAGATATGGGTGTATGATGTCTGCAACTTCACAAGTCCTCCCCGATGGGATATCGGCAAGGCAGGCATGGTCGTACACCGTTTGCATGGTGCGGGGCATTTAATACACGGGAACGTGGGTTGATGTTTCCTGCAACCAAGCCTCATTAAGTAGTTGATGCCCCTGTTGTGTAAGTGGAACAAGCAGCGTTACGAACGTCATCTCGTAAACCTTTTGGTGTCGGCTTAAAATCTTGGCTACGGCGACCATCCACTCCTGGTGGTAAACCGTGGGGGGAGTTAGTTATCCAGGTTCACTAGTCATCTAGATATGGCTACCGCCCTTGTGCTTCGCACTGCGGTTGGTCACAAAGAAGACGTAAGCAAGTGGTCCGACAAGTTAGACCATGAGGGTGACTTTTTCTTTTTTCCGTTTTTCTTTTACTAAGACCATTTGTCTCCAGCCAGTAAATTGCTCTAGACAGAGCAACGGCTCAGACCATACGTAAAACTATAACCCCACCGCTTCAAGAGCCAGCAACCCCACACACCCACAGTAGTCAACAACCACCCACAGTCACACACAGGAATCAGACCCAAAAGAGTGAAACCATCTCTCAACAGTATGATATATATATAGGGGGGGGTGCCTCGGCACATGGTCGGGTTGCTTGTTGCTACGCTCCTAGGGAAGATAGTTGCAAATGCAACAACATGGTGAACTAATTTTACTCGCTTGCAACAGTTAGCACACCGCTAGATAGGGTTACCAATAAAAAATAGGTACGGGGGAATTCGGTCTGCCTAGGTTTGATAGGTGTGTCTCTAGGTTTGATAGGCGAACGTGTGTTTGGTGTGGGAATAGTCGGGGTGTGTTGGTGTAGACCGTTGTTCTAGTGTTGGGCTGTTAGACCGAACGTGTGTTCGTGTGACGGATGTCACGTTGTTTTTTGGTGGGGTATCGGGTAGACTACCGCCGACCGAACATGTGTTCGTGTTTGGATACCCTTGGGGGTATGTTTGGTGGTGTGACAAGTGTCACATAGAAAAGACTTGCAATAGTGTTTTACTGTTGATATAGTGATAACAACATAAAGAACGGGGCGCAAGCCTCGCAACAGATAGGGATACAGAATGTTTCAAATTAAAGTGACCGAAACCAACGGTAAGCAGTGGAACTTTGACCAAGTAGACGCCGACACTGTAGAAGTTTGGACAAGTGTGACGGGCAATGATGGCGATTGGTTCCAATGGGGAACGATTCCATTCCACGAGGCAATCGTTCAGGTATCGGTATTGGCAGGAAACGCAAAGCGCAATTACTAAGCCGAAAACCCGTGAGGGTTCTACGGGGAATAGTCTCCCCGTACTGATGAGGCAGACACTTCACACCATGAAAGGGTGACACAATGTACCGTAAAGACTACGAGGCAATCGCTAAAGCGTTGCGAACATACACAGAAGACATAGAGGCAACGGGAGCCACAATGGATACCCGAATCCGCCTAGACACATTGGAAGATGTGGTGGAAATACTTGCCGAAGTGTTTGAAGCAGACAACCCCGCATTTCAGCCCGCCCGATTTCGTCAGGCGTGCCGATAATGAAAGCATGGTCACGGTACATCGTCACACAATGGCACGACGAAAAACCCCGAAAAAAAATGTACGTCTACACGAACGAGGTGGACGACCAACGAGTCACGGGACAAGTGACAACAGATGACTACCGATTCCCTAGCACTAGCGCATGGTCACGAACTATGGCGGATAGGTGGACATGGACAGAGGTCACTATCTAGAAAATGTTTCACGTGAAACATTGGGGCTAGACCGATTAGGTCGGCAAGGGTTCACGACCCTACTAGCCCACTACCCCACAACGGGGCACAACAGAAAAGGACAACACGATGAAAAAGTACGAGACATTTAGCGAACGTCTGTTCGCTGAGGCGAGACTATGCCGAAATCTAGGAGACATCAAGAAGGCGGAGGCGTGGGAGCGTCAAGCGCAACACGAAAAAGCCTACGAAGATAGGCAGGCAGGCGTGGCGAGGATTCTAGAACTAATCGCACAGAAAAAAGCAGTGTGAGTAGAAAGGTTAGGACAATGAAAGCACCACGACAGGGTATCCACTACCTATGCCACCTAACGGGAAACGGTACGAAATGCTACGAATGGATAAGTAAAGAAACGGGGACAACTAAACAATGGAATGGGAGCCTATGGGAATGGCGCATACTGTGGGCAGATGATGTCACGGTACTGCCAGCAGATTACGCAAACACTACAGCGTGACGAATGTCACAGAAGAAATACTTGACAACTAAGAACTAACACGATATCGTGTTACACATACCACTAGAAAGGGTAAACACAATGACAATAATCGCAAGAATCAGAACAGAATCGGACATTGACAGTGGACTATTCGTTAGAACATTTGACACAATGAAAGAGGCTGAGACATTTAGCGACAATGCGTTAGGTAAATGGACAGAATCGGGACAAGTAAAACTCATATCATTATTTGACAGTGAAAGTGGCAACAGTTCAGAATGGGAACTAGAGAAAGGAAACTAGACCAATGAAGATTACAGCATCGCAAACAAGGCTACTTGTTCTCACTGAGAACCAATACCAACTATTGGTGCAGGCAGTAGAACTAGCACGTGCATCTTATGAAGGCGTAGAAGAATGGAAACAAGAAGAACGAGTGTTCGCACGATTAGGCGAACAGATAGAAGGACAATAGGACAATGCTCACAACACTCAACAAATACTGCTCACGATGCGATATGGAAACGCCCGAATATAGAGCCTCATACCGTACCGATATGTTTGCACCCCATTGGTCCACCCCTAACGGGGAAGAATGGTTACAAGATATCTGCCATGAATGTCGGGGACATTTAGAAGATATGGCAGACGATGGGGTTATATGGTCACTAGTTTATCAGCGCCGATTCACTACAACTAAATGCCACTATGAAAGGGTAGGAAAATGACATATTACCAAGCGAACACAGAATGTGAAGATATTATCTGTGATACGTGTGGGGAGACACGTTGGGAAACTCACCCCAAATATGGGTCTAACGTGGATAGTAGACTAGAAGAGGCAGAACGTACTGGCATACGTTGGTCTTGGGATGTTATCTACTCTTCTAACCCCGTCCCGTGTTCAATCTGTGGACATATGACTAAGTGACGAATGTCACAGAAGAAATACTTGACATTGGTACAGATACCCTGTATCGTGTTACACATAGCCAATAGAAAGGGAAACAAAATGGCTACAACAAAATACACAATCCACAAGATAGGGACACCGAAACTAGCACTACCAAATACCGTTGGGTACTGGTCTAGCGAATGGTGGGATAACGAGAACGGGTGGGGACATAAATCTACCGCCACAGTATTTGACACAACGGACTACAACCTACCGCTAGATGGTGAATGGGTAGAAATCTACATAGAAGAAACAAGGAAATAGAAATGGAAACAGAAATGGAAACACAACCGAGAAATATTTGGGAGTTCTTAGAAGATGAAACTATCTTCCACCCAACAGAAACGAAAGCCTTGTTTGAGTGGTCGCTGAACTACGACCACCAAGACCGACCTTTCAACCTAATGCTAGACCTAATCGGGTGGAGTTTAGACAACTACGGACACTCAATGTCTGGAGGGGTGAGGCTTGGATACTTAGAGGCTGACTATTTGGGTGACGCTCTAAAGGAATGGGCAGACCACCCCCAACAAGTA